GCCACTAGCGCCACTTTAGAGAAAAGGTACACCATGAAACTCTCTAAACATCTGACTGAACAGCCATTCATTTTGGCAACGGGACTCGCGGCACTTGTTCACTCTACATGGAGTCTGGGAACACTCTTTACGGGGGCGCAATCCATATTAGCTATATATCAAGGCTTCGGAACGGGGGATCAGTAGTCACGTCGTCAACTTCCTCAATGAAGCGCCATAGATCGTTGAATTCGTCGTTGACTCGCTTCCATTCACGACTCTTTGGCCCGTATGGTCGCCCATCACGAACCTTGACGGACGTACATCCGCACTCGCAATCCCACTCACCCTCAATGCCTATAAACTTGGGTATTCTTCCCATCCATTTGCCGCAGCAACCGCACGTCACTACTACAGAGTCTACCTTAAGCAGTTTGTACGGAACGGTGGAAATCTCTGATTTATTCATACGAGTCACCTTGCCTTTCAAATCGAATCATGGTGTGTATTTTACATCCGATAAGATCGCCTGTCCACACCATGATTCGGTTTTATTATACGATGTTAGAAAGCGAGTTCTACACTATGATTCGAATAGCCTATAATAGGAGAAACGAACATAGATGCGTCTCAGATAAATTCTGAATCAGAAAGCAAGAAAACGCTTATTAAAGCACACCTACGCGCAGACCGAACACTTGATCCAAACGCGCTGAAATTTTTCAGCTTTTGCCAGCGAAAAAATTTTTCGCTTTTTAAGAAATTTACTACCCCTTGCCGTTCTCTGCGGCAAGGGGCAGTTGACTACTGTGGTGGGCGGCAGCTTACCGTTCTTACCCGGCGCCGCCGCTGCCCTCTACGGGTGGTTTTTCAGGTAGTGTTGCACGGAGTTCATCGAGAATGTCCTCTACGGCGATCTGCCAATTTGTCGGACGCGATGCCCACGCTTTGACGGAATCTTCTGCGGCGATCAAGCCTGCCACGACTGCAATCAGCGTGAAGATTGCGCCCGCGATCTCGTCTGCGCGGGGGGCGAGTTCAGGAGCGAGGTAACTGATGATGATCGCCACCAAGCCAAAGACGCCGAGCAGCATTTTGCGGCTGCCCAGCAAGCGCTTGAAAAAATTGGCAATGGCAAGTTCGACACCGGATTTTGTCTTGTTCATGAGAGTCCTCCTATACCTATTTCGGCATTTTTGGTTTGACCCACTTATCGGAATGTGTGGCGATCCATGCCCGCGCTTTTTCGCGGCTGGCGTCTCGATCACCGTCCAGCAGGGTGATCGTCACGGCGGAATCGAGGACGGGGCGGAGACTTGCGTCCGTCGCACCGGGGACAATGATCGCCAAGATGTCCTTCTCTTTTTCGCCCGTTTTAGCGGCACGTTCGGAGACGCGAACGCGGATCGCCTTTTCCCAGAGATCGAGGACATTGATTTTTCCCGGTGGGAGCGACCAATCGCCGTCCATAATGATATGCAGACCATCGGGTGAATAGCCCGCGTGAGGTATGCGAGATGGGTCGTTCCGCGTTTTTGCTGCGTCAGTGATCAGACCGGGGATAAGGTCTTTATCCGACCCGCCGAGGGCGAACAGCAGTGCCTCACGGATGAATTCCAGTGCGTCATCCGCCGCGCCCTCGAAAACGTCCGATAGTTCAATCAAGAAATAGCCGTGCCATGACGCCATGAGCAATCTCCTATATAGCCAGTGCCGCTGCATCAGCGAGTGTGAGTTCCGTGCCGAAAATCGCCACGTGCTGCAACGCGCCAGCGAACCACGAATGCCCTACACGTCTGGCGATCCGCAAGCGCAGCCCCGCCGCATAGGTGATATTGCCCGGCGTAGACGTTCCCGTATCTTCCAGAGCGCCATTGCGGTAGACGTTCAACTCGCCCGTCGCCGCGCTGTACGTCCATAACCAATGTTCCCAGACTTCAGCGGTGAACGATCCTGCTGTGCTGACGCTTCCGCCGTTTTGGACTTGGAAGGTGGGAAAGCCGAACCCCCCGTAGGCGTAGCTCCAACTTCCATCGTCCATTGAGAGGACGCAGCCCGTTGCCGCTTCCGCCCGCGCCCAGAGGGAGACGGACAGCGCGGTGGTGGGCTGAAGGATTGCCGTCTCGTCCATAATCACGAGGTCATTCACCCCATCGAAGTACAGCGCTGGTGTGCCGTCCGTGCCTGTCTGGATGCCCCATGACGCGCCCGTGATCGACCCGTCCAGTCCGTTGCCACTGCTATCAAGCGCCGTGCTGCCCGAACCATCCTGAAGTGTCCAGTAGCCGAGCGGGGTGCGGGCAAGGATACGCGAGGCACGGGTGGCGCGTCTCTTGCGGCGATACCAGACAAGTGTAGCGGTGTCCATGACGCGATCCTACCATTCTGCGACAGTGAAATGAACCTGCACATCTGTGCCAGAAAAAAGATAGCCGATGCCAGCACCGATCTTCCAGAACAGCTTGAAGGTATGCGATCCGGTACTGAGACCTACTTTCATGATCGTGAAGCTGATCGCTGTTGCATTTGTATCCAGCGTTTTCTTGACGATCCCATCTGTTCCGCCGATGCGCGTCCCATCGAGATCAACATCGAGCGAAAGTAGCCGCGAAGAGGCATCCGCGTAAAAACTACCCACACAGGCGATCAGGACGCGACCTGTGGTGAGCGTGAGCGTGTTTGCGAGGTTTGTGCTATCTATTGCTGCCCAGCCCGTCGCAGTTGCGATGCTGTAGACGCCGCCGTTGTTGCGAGCGATCACCCCAGCAGGTCGTCCCGTATGCAGGTAGTTTAGATTGTCACGCAGGTAGGTATTGTGCGCGGTGGCGCTGAGAACGTCGCCAGCGGCGATGGTATTTGGTGCTGTCCATGCCATGTTGCTTTCTCCTAAATCGTAAAGCGGGCGGTGGTGTCGTACTTTCCATATGTCGCATCGTCATAGACGCCATAGGTTTCGTCGTCTAAACGGAAAACACGCGCTTGGACAGTCACTTTGTCCATCATGCTGATGGTAATATCCAAGCCAACGATCAGATATTTTTTATCCGTCATGCCAAGAGCGCTATCGGTGATCTTCAATACGTCACCGATTTCAAGGCTCAGCAGTGAAAATAATCCGATTTTTATCTGCTTGTCGAAGTCAACCTTTTTGACTCTGAATGCGGGAAGCCGATAACGGGATAGCAGGTAGTTCGCCAGCGATTCGGCAAGCTGCGCAGAGGTCGGCAGGGGCAAGGCGTAGGAAAGAAGGCGGCGACCATAGATTGCCACGCTACTTGCGTTTTCGCGCACGATCTCAACCGGATCGTAGGCAACAATGATTTGGTGTGCGCGAATTTGGAACGTGCGGAGGAACAGGCTGCCTGTTGTGCGGGTCTGGGCATCTACTTCGATACCACTACCCTTCGCCACGACACCAAATGAGAGATGCCCATTGAGGGTATAGTCGAAACCCGATCCAGAGGGGGTATCGAATGCTGTGTAGTCTGTCGCGGGTGCGGGCGGCAGCACAAGTTCATCCGCGCCGCTGATCTTTCCCGTACCGGGATCGACATATTTCAGGCTAATCGTCGTCACGTAGTCCGAGCGAGCATCCGTAGGATTTGAACGGAGCTTGTTCGCGCCGGGTTCGCCGGATTGTTCAGCATCCTTGCGGGGACGAACCTCCACAACGGAATTTGCCCGTGCCACCACGCCAGAGGCGAGGGTTTGGCGGGGCGTAGCCGTAATCCTGACAGCATTATAAAGGTCTTCAGTGTCGCCCTCGGCGTAAGGCTCGCCAGACAAAATTAGCGCGATAGACGCTGCGGGGCGCGTGAATTGCCAATCTCGATTTTTGAAGATGATCGTTCCCGATTTTGATAGCCACAGCGCACCGATTTCGCTATTGACTATATCGCCAAGCGCGGACATGGCGTTCGTGCTTTCCCATGAATCTCCTGCAATTGCAAAGGTCTCTTTGCCTGTGTCTGTGGTGATAAGCCCGGTGGGGTAGTCAGTACCACCGGAAAGGGTTGCTCCGGTAACGGATATCGCGGTGCTAGATTTGCTGATGGTCTCGCTATTGCCTGCCGCGCCACGCAGCTTTGCGGTGATCATTACGCCAATAGACATTGTGCGTGCGGCGTAACGGACGGTGATCTCGGCGGCGGTGAGGGGACGATCCCAGAGAAGGCATTCGTCAAGGTATCCCGCGAATGTTTCGTCTATCTTCATAAAGGTTGATTGCGCCGTCATTCCGGCACTTGACGCCGTGCCGATCAATGTCCCATTGACGTAGAACGAGACCGTTTGCGTCTTGTAGTCGTAACTCATGACGGTATGCGCCCACGTCCCCACGCTGATCACGCCGCCTGCGCTACCGACAATGCCGCCTTCGATGCCCGCGTTTACCTCCCCGCTTGTTCCGGTTTGGAGGTATGCCTGCTGCCCCGTTCCCGTACCGAAGTAAAAGAACCAAGCAAGCATCACCGAGGCGAGCGAGGTCGGCTTTAACCACAATTCAACGGAAAATGAGCGACTAGTGAGGTCTATGACGGGCATTTCGATTTTATCGTTGATGCCGTCATGCAGGATCGCCTTGTCGGGATCGCCGGACAGCGATCCTGTTTGATTGAGCGTAGAACCCGTGTACGTCGCCGCCCGTCCATTTTCGCCAATGTCCGCTGCCGACGTGCCGGAAGTCTCACCAAGCCGATACCAACGCAAGGGCGCGGCGCGGCGGGTGATCTCATAGTAGCTGTCGGAAACGGACGCTGTGACCGTTCGCGGACGGCTACTGGAGGAATCGTAAAGCGTGCCTGAGCCTTCCAAACCGTTGATAGCAGCGACTAAATTCCTGATCGTCTCATAGACCGTTGCGCCGATCAGGACATGGTTCGCGGTGCTGATCGCGGTTTTGAAGGTGTAGGTTAGACCCGCAACGGTTACAGTGTCGTTATTCGCTGGATTCGCGGTGAAGTCAAAGCGTCCAGTGGCGACGGGGGCGGAAAGTGCCTCGTTGACGACGTGGCGCACCAATTGATCGCTGCGCTGATCACGCATTACGGGCAGCCGAATTTCGTGACCTTGCAGCACCCCAAGCAGGTCTTCGCATAAGACCCGACAGGAGGGATTTGCTACTAGACCTGAGGCGGGGGTGAACGATTTTGTGTACCCCCGGAACAGGGTATGAGTTGCGCCGAGGTGTGTGGCGCTGACGCGGACGGGGAGGCGGGTCCAGCCGGAGGCGGCGTAAGGGCTGCTAGGGTTAGCCGGACTGAAGCGCCGATCTGAATTCAAGAGGGTGAATTCGCATGAGCCTACATTCGCAATCCGCGCCGTTAGAAGGTCGTCCATGCCGAGGCTGATGCGCACGCCGTCACGCATCAAATATGCTGAAACATCGTCGTAGCCGGAGAATGCGCCATCCCGATCCCAGTCAATCTCGACTGTGTAGGTGATCTGTTGAGGGGGCATCAGAAGTCCCTCGCATTGACGGCACGGCGCTCTTTCAGGATGGTTTCGTAAATGACCTTGCCATCAAGATGAAGCTGGACAACCGTCTTTCCGCCCCCGCTGCGCGGCATGGCGTGATTGGGGACGATCCCCCCGCCGCTGCGGGGGATGAACAATTCGGGTCCCTGCTCGCCGACAATGTAGGGTCTGCCCGCGAAAACGGGACCGCCGGAGGCACGCCCTTGCAGTTTGGCGAGGTTTCCCATCTCGTTGCGATCTCCTGCACCGTAGCCGGAGGTGTCTTTGCCAAACATATCCGTGCCGTCAGCGAGGATGCCCGATGCACCGATCAACTTCGCACCCATGCCATAGAGATGCGAAAACATGCCACCAGCTTCGCTGACTTTCATCAGCACCTCGCCAATGAATTTGATCGCCGCCCGAAAGGGGTAGGTGATGATCGTGATCAGAGCGGTGAACGCCTGACCAATCTTGTCCGCGATTTCTCGCCCGATGTTGATCAGCCCGCTGAAGATGCCTGTCGCTGCTGCTACCGCTCGCCCAATCACGCTTTCCTCGCCAACGAAAAGCCCGAAAACGATTTTCCCTATAACGCCTTCCGCTCCGAAAACGTCATTCCAAAGTTTTGCGAGGCTGCCCTCTACCGTTGGATCAGGACTGAGGAGGATGGCAAATGCACCGCGCACCTTCTCGCCAATTGTCGAGAGGATTGTGCCGAGGTTGTCGGGAATGGATGACCACGCGGCAAGCCCTTCGCGCACATTGACGCCAAGAATGCCCCCGATCTTTTCAGCCGCGCCCATTGGGATTGCCCCAATGCCATCTGCGAGTGATTTTATGCCCACGCCAATTTTGCTGAGATCGCCCGAACCGACCCCTTCGACTATGCCGCCTAACCCATCACGAACCCCGTCGAGTGTCGCTTTGATGGCGTCGCCGCCTGCCAGTACCGCAATGCCAGCCAGCAGCATCAGCGGCGATGTGAGTAATGCCAACGCCTTACCCGCAGCGGCGGCGACGCCTGACAGCACGGGAATGACTAGAACTAAAGCGCCAATGCCGATAGCGACCTTTGTGATGGTGTCGGCAAGTTCTGGATTGGTGGTAGCCCAATCACCAAACTGACCAATTAATTTAGACAAACCTTCGACAACCGGAGCGATAAAATCAACAATGCGGCTGAAGATGGGCAAGAGGGCTGTTCCGATTTGCAAAACGACTCCCTCGATTCGATTGCGGAGGATGTCAAATTTAGCGGCGGGCGAGTCAAGCTGGAGTTCGCGGGCGGTGGCTGTAGCGCCCGCCAGACCCTCATCAAAGAGTGTGAAGAATTCTAATGACGATGGATCAAGCAATGCCAACGCACCTTGAAGCGCCTCGGTGCTGCCCAACATTTTCGCCATTTCGTCGGTGCTACCACCCACCGCCTCGTTTAATTTTCGCAACGCGCCTGCCAAGCCCTCTTGCTTGAGCAATGCCGAGCCACTCTCTACGCCAACGCTTTTCAGCGCGGCAGTAAGTTTTGTGTTGGGGTTCAACAGAGCAGTGACGGCAGCCTGAAGGCGTGTAGCGGACTGAGACGCTGTAGCACCCTTTTTCGTGAGAAGCGCCATTGATGCGCCGAATTCGGAGATGCTGATACCCGCAGCGTTCATCGTTCCGCCAACGGGGGACATGGCGGCAACAAATTCATCCATCGAGCCGACGCCTAGTCCGACAGCACGACTAAAAACATCGCTGACCATGCTCGCTTTTTCGGAGGCAAAGCCGTAGGCGTTCATGATTGAGATCATGCCCTTTGTCGCGCCACTTAGATCAGCCTGACCTGCTTCGGCAAGCTGCATCGACGCGGTAAGGATTGCCATGTGCTTAGAGGCATCAGTAACACCACTAGCAATGTCGTAAAACGCTTCGACAGTGGCGGTTGCACCAAGAGTCGAGGATGACCCCATAGCGAGAAGCTCGCCGCGCAGCGTGCTGATTTCAGCTTTCGTAGCTCCGGTCACGCTGCGGATGTTTGCCATTTGACGATCAATGTCTAATGCGCCGCTGATCGCCAAGCCTGCGGAGAGGGTGACGCCCAACCCAGCAAACATACTCCCAATGCCGGACGTGACGTTTTTTGCCTTACCGGAGAGACTGTCTAGCCCTTTCTCGGCTTTTTTCAGTCCCCCCGTCATGCCGTCCTTCAGATCGAGATCGGCGAAAAGAGAGGCGATTTTGGTAGCCATGTTTGGTTATCGTACCTCCCTATTCGTCTGCCCCATCGGTTTCGTTTCCGGGGCTTTTTGCCCGCTGCTCAGCGTCGTGAATGGCGAGGATAGTGAGCAAAGTGCCATAGTCCTCGCCCGCCAATGCGGAGGGAAGCGCCCCCAACAACAGAGCGGTTTTTGCCTCAAAGATCGCCCACTCCTCATCAGGGGAGAAGTCAACATCGCCCCCCGCGCAGGCAACAAACCACCAGGTGTTTAGCTGCTCGGCTCTTTTTTTTCCTCTGCACCGGAGACGAGATTGATTAATTCAATCATCGCTTCGCGGGTGAGGTAGTCAAAAGCGTTCGGTTCGGCGAAATTCAATGAAGGCGGCGCATCGTCCATGAGCCATGAGCGGGGTATGCTGACGATCACTTCCGCAAGAATCGTTTGGATTTTTTCCCAAACGGCTAGGAATTCTGCGGCTGTTTTTGCTGCTTGTCGCTCATAGTCGAGCGCCCCGATCTGCTTGACGACACGCCACGAAACGCGCTTGAGGATAGGTTTTTCGGCAGACATTAGAAGATAGCCCCTTCATCCATATCATTCGTCGGCGCAGCTGCCCCGGATGCGGAAACAGCGAGAACCGTCATTGTCCGGCGCTTATCCTGCTTTTTATTAAGCGACGTGATGATGATCTGCTGCGTGTGCCGAGGTTTGCCAGATACATTCCCTTCTGGACCCCAATCCATGACGGGCATTGCCCCACGCTTGATCTTTGCAAGGAGTGTCCCTACCGAGCCGACCTCGTACACGAAGTTCAAGGTGATCTTCGTTGTGTTGATGCCAGCCTGTAGTACCTCATGCGTGACGTTGCCCGCAGTCACGTCCTCTGATTCATTGTCCGCTGTGATGTCGATGTCTTGGCAGTACGCCGACACATCGACACCATCGAGCGTCAGATAGCTGATTCCTGCCTTCAAACGTGCCATTGATGATCATCCTTTCGGATACAGATAGAAGCGATACATTGCGCCATTCAACCAAATTGGACGGGTCTGATCGACCTGCTGGATTGAGATCACACCTTCCTCGGCAACAGAGATGATTTCCCACTCATTCGATAGCATGAGTGCTGGATGCGCATCCTGTGTGCCAGAGTCGGCAAGCAATTCCGAGATGCGAGCCGCTCCTGTTTGAGACAGAAAGAATGAATCCGCGATGCACAAGACATCAATCAGCAGTTCGTAGCCATTCCCTGCACGCAATTCATGCTCTTGCCCGCCAGAGGAATAGCCGTAGACCACAAACGGATCGGCATTTCTCTTGCCAGATGAGGATTGTGCTTGCTCCAGAAAGACCCGCCCGCCCCATAATTCGACGGATAATTCCGTGAGCCGAGAACGAATAGCGCGATAGCACGCTGACAACGCTGATTCAGCCATTGAACACCGTCTTGTTCAAACGAGAGCGAAGAAATTCTGCCAAGCGTCCACCCGCCCACGATTCAAAGACCGGACGGACAAAGGGGCGCTTGCTGATCCGCGCTGTACCTACCTCTAGGAAAATGCCGTAGTCCACACCGTCCATAATCCGGTAGCGCAGGACGTTGATTTTTTTCCAGCGCATAGACGCCCTCAGTTGCCCGGTGTCCACATTGGGAGGATTGTCGGGCTGAGAGGCAGTGTGCATGATGCTGCCCCGCTTATAGGAGCGTCCGGGCGGTGATGTTCCGAACGATAGTTGAATGTCATTCGTCATTTCTTGAGCAACCGCTGCCAGTGCTGCGTCAGCCTCTTTGCCCAGATTTTTGATAAGCTGCTGGAGTTGGCGTTTGTCTACCTTGATTGCCATTCAACTTGCCTCCTCGCCACGATAACGAATGATCAAGACCTGAATGTCCAGAGCGTCGGTTCGACTCTGCCGAATTTCCGATACTGAGTATACGTCGCCATAAAGAACGACCCTATCCCCGATCTGAATGTCGGTATCCACAGGTAGGATTAACCGAATCAATTCAGGATAAACAAGCTGCTTACCATGTTCGGCGGGCATGTATTTTGTGCTGCCATCGGTGATCAGGCGACACGGACACTCTGTGCGCACCGCTGCCCACGTCGCCACCTGCGCACCGTAGCTATCGGCAACCATTGTCCGACGTTCTATCGCGCAGGTGTCTGTAAGAATGCCTTCTAGCATTTTGCGGATCGCGTTCAGCGTTGACGAGTGGAGCATTTTTATGCCTTTGCCACGCCCGAATTATGGATTTTGACGGAGATGATCGCAGCCGTGACGCCAATCCCAATTTTGGCGATGTATTCGCCCGAAAGAAGATCGGCGATAGGGCAGATGCCGCCCGTTCCCGCGCTGACGCAATAGATCGTCCCCACTGCCACCGTACCGCCGATGGTGATGTTCCCAGAGGTGAGAACAGTGAGTGGCTGACCCGACGAAGCGCCATGCAGCGCGATTCCGTCACAGCGCCCTGTGCCTGAGGCGTTCGCATCGGACAGCTTATAGCGGCTGTCAGACGTGTCCAGATAGACGGATTGACCAGCCGTGATGGTAGCGCCAGCCGTTCCGGTGATCGTGGTTGAATCTGTTGCCTTCGCCACATTTGCGGCGGTGATCGTGATGTCTGACATTATTCCTCCTACGCTATCGTCACGTTGATTTTGGAGACGACGTACCAAATCGCGTTGTACGCCACGAGGACGAGATTATCGCCCACCGCGCCGCCGAATGTCGCCACATCGCCGGACGCGCCCGCGCCCCCAAAGCCCGGACTAGCGTTCGTGACGGTGTGCGCGTGAGCGGTGGTCGCCATGACGATCAACACCTTTCCATCGTCTGTACCAGCCGTCGGCGCGGCGATGGTCAAGACAGCGACGCCAGCTTTTGTGATCAACACTACACCCGCCTTCAGCGCAATTGCGCCGTCAGCGGAGGCAAGTGCCGTCGTGTTTTTGACACCACCCGTCACGTTGCCCGTCAAGTCACCCGTCACGTTGCCCGTCACGTTGCCCGTCACGTTGCCCGTCACGTTGCCCGTCACGTTGCCCGTCAAGTCGCCCGTCACGTCGCCCGTCACGTTGCCCGTCATGCCACCCGTCACGTTGCCCGTCATGCCATTTGTGACTTGAAGTGAGTCGGCAATGACAGTGCCTTGAATAACTCGTTTTAGCATTGTTTACACCTCATTGCTGTCGGCGCGGAGAAAGTGCCGAATGCCACTCGATAACGAATTAAGACCAAACTCTTGACGCTTTCGCGCCAGAAGGTCGGCGGTGGCTTTGCGTGCTGATGACAGATCGACCTGAAGCCAATCGGCGCGAAAATCGGGCTGGGCGAGAAGCGCCAACTTATGCAGCAGGCACGCCTCCACCACTAGATCAACCTCCTCGTATTCCAAGAGAAGTTGGGCAAGCTGTTCATCAGAGAATACTGCTGCCGCACTATCGGTATCAGCGAGGTGAAACCGAATTTTTCCGATGGTTGTCGACCAATCGTTTGTGAACGACATTTTACTTTCGCCCCCGTCGTTTTGGCTCAGTCTCAAATTCCTGAGAGACGGTGCTTGTCCCCTCAGTATTGGGAATCCCCTTCTTGTTCTCGCCGAGCGCCTTATCCATGATCTCTACGAAATCAGCAAGGCGCTCAAGAAAGGCTGCTAAAAACAATTCCGCATTTCGCTGGACGGCGGCACGTAGGGTAAGGTCGGGCGGCTCAACATCGATTTCCTTGGCGATGCTCTCCATCGCCGTTGCCAACCGCCCCAATGCCGCCTCTCGGCGCTTTGCGATTTCTACAGGTGAAGCCATGTCATACCGCCTAAGCGTATGCTGTCGGGATGGTGTACGTGCCACCCGTGCCAAGTTCCATCACGACGCCATTCAGCCGATTGCGCACGCCGAAACCGAAACGGTGACGCCACGTAAGGCGCTCAATCGGATGCTTTTTCTCCTGTGCGACCATTTGCAATCCTGTACCTAAGCCCGAAGATGGAGTATCAACACGCTTGACCAGTGGCGCGGGCGCTTCAAGGTGAATTCCCACCATATAGTTGGCGGGGATAAATCGCCATTCGGCAACCCACACCCCATCACAGCGCCCCAAAACGCGGGCGGAGGTTGGAACTGGGGGCAAGCCAGTGGGGACGTTCGTATCGTTGCCGACCTGAATGTAACGATCAGGTTCAGGAACGAAATTAATCAACCCACTGATTTTTGCGGATTGAGCATTGTTGATGAAAACAACGAGGTTTGAGTAGCCTGTCGATGCTCCGAAATGCTCCTCTAATTCGTCTCGGATCGTCACCAGCGGGTTGTTCGTATCGCTGATAGCAGACGCCGCATAGCCCGATTCAAGGTAGTGATTGTCTGTTGCCTCTGTCTCGCTGCCGAGGACAGGCGGATAGACCACCGAATCGCCGTTTGCGAGGGGCTGAACGGTGAGAGACCCGATAAGCGGGTCTACAAAAGTCCGCGCTGTATTGTCGAAAATTGCCTTGAGCAACTCAAAGCGGACGACATTCGTATTTTGCACGAGGATAGTATCGACCTGAAGCTGGTATTGCTCCGGGGTCATATAACCAAGCGATACGTCGTCCCACGCCAGATCACGACCAAAATCCTCTAATGGGTAAGCAACATCCCACGATCCCGTCCGTTTGCCCGCCGCGCTTTGCGCTTGACCGCCGCGCCGATCTAGACGCCCACCAGACGGGAGGTAATAGCGCTCTTTGTGATTTGGCGTTTCACCATCAACAAAGATTTGCAGCGAAGATGCCATGTCTGCATTGTATTTCTCGACCCACATTCGCGTGGCGTCATACAATGCACGTTGACCCTCAGTAGTCACAAATACGCGATCTGTGTCTGAGAGTGTGAGCAAGCCAAAAATTCCAGACATGATTTACACTCCTCGCTTACTACGCCCAGTTAGCGATCCACGAAACTTCGACGAAGAGGCACTTTGTGAAGGTGCTGCTGTTCGGCAGTGGCACAACCCGTCCGACGCGGACAGTCATTGTTCCCGCCCCGTCCGCCAAAGCACCCGCCGTATCGGAAAGGTAGGCGAGGGCATCGTATGCCAGACCCGAAACCGTAAACCCGTAGACGTGTCCACGCACAAGAACAGAAACAGCCTGCCCAGCGCCAGCGCCACTGAGTGCAATCCCGCGCACTTGCTGTTTTCCGCTCGCGTTCGCATCTGCCACACCAGCCTTACCAGCGCTGGTGAGATAAACAGCTTGCCCTGCGGTGATTGTCTCAGCCGCTACCATGTCATAGATTTCCGCTTGGTGCGGATAAACGGGCGCAATTTGCGCCGCAGTCAATGCAATATCAGCCATGATTTTCCTCGTTTCACCTTATGCTCAAATACCACCAATGCGCTTGCTGGAAAGAATTTGAGCAAGATTTGCTTTTCCCGCACCACCATTGCTGCCAGCATGACCATCCAACGGCGGGGGAGTACGGCTCTCCGAAAGCAAATCGCTGTTGGCATCAAGCCATTCCAACGTTTTGATTGCATCGCCGAATTCGGGGATGCGCTTACGGAGGGTTTCGGGAACAGATTCGATCCGGCGCCTGAGCATCGCTTCAAGGGTGTCGCGGTAACGTGACATTTCGTCAGCGGTGGTCTTGGCAGCAGCCAGTTCCGCCGCCCGCTTTTCAGCAAGGTCTTTCCACTTGCCCTGCTCGGCAAGGGCGTCCTCGACAGCTTTTTGCTGCGCAGCTTCCATCTCACCAAATTTCTTCTTGAGCGGATCGAGTTCCCGGCGTCGATTCGCATTCTCGGTTCGGAGTTCGCGAATCATTTTCACCAATGTATCAGGCGATTCCGACAGGAGCGAATCCTTCGCAGTGTCGGTGGTGGGAGCGTTCGTCGCTTCCCCGGTAGGAGGAAGATCGGGATTCTTTCCCTCTTCAGTTGGCATTTAGGTTCTCTCCATGCCGATTAAACGTAATAGAAAACTTGGCGCAGACTGGGGGCGATGCGCTGCCCAATCGTCAATCTCGCGCTGAAGTTTGGTGGGGAGACTATCAACGCGAACGTAGATGTCTCGAAAACCGGTGCGCACCTCAGCAGCTAGATTGTTCAACGCCTCGATATGCCGATCTTCGCGCAGCGCCTCGGTTGATTTGCTAAGATCGAGAGATTGACGGATCAACTGCAATTCCTCGATGTGTTGTGCGCGAAGCTCTTGGTTTTTTTTCGCTAGAGGGATATAGCGGAGGTATGCCAAGAACGCCATAACAGCAACAATCAGCAATTCGACAATGACGAGGACGCCCGTCCCCGCCTCCATCGCTTGTTTTACTGTAGCTGCTATGATCTGTTCAGGAGACATGTTTTCCCTCACAAGGATGCGCCCGATAGTGACTGCCGAAAGGACGATCCAAATAGGACGCCGGGCGCACCCGCCCCATAAATTAGGTTATGGGATTTTTGGAGAATGCGAAAGATAGACATTTGTACGGGGAATATCGAGAGGCGAAAGCCCTCTGATAAAAATATCAGAGGGAAAAGAATCAATTATGCAGGAGTTTGTTTTCCAGGGGGAAGCCACCTTTCGCCACACACGCGGATGCGGCGATTTTCATCCAATGAGAGTTTGCCGTTTTTGATCAGGCGTTGGACAGCCTGATAGACGGCACTGGTGGACATCAGACAACCTCGACTGATGTCACGATAGGATGGTGAGTTCCCGCCGTTGCGGATTTTGTAACCGAGAATAAACGTATAGACACGCTGCTGTGAGGGGGCGTCGTGTCTTAAGTTTAAGGCTGAGCGGGAAATCATGGATTATTCCCTTTCGACTAGCCAGCGAAAGACGCCATAAAACAGCGCCATCAAAAAGAGTACCCCCCACATCTGGGCATTGTAATCTGGTCACGCGCCGCTACTGCTCGCTTGCCCCCAAAATACGGGTAGGGTTGCTTTATCATGGGGTGTTCTCCCCTTCAAGTACAGTGCAGACACTCTTTAGAAAAGGTGTCAGTTCGGAAAGCTTCAAAGGCGCGGTGAACAATACCATCACCTGCGGCTCATCAGGCTGCTTGGGCATGTTGTAGTTTTCCCACTCCGCGCCCACATCGACCACCGCGAATGGCTCTCCCAATTGAGCAAGTATCTCCACTGCGGCAGAAACATCCTGCCATGTAGGGAGGTAAAGGGTGGCGGCATAGCTGTCCATCTCTAGGCGGATGTTTGTCATTCTGTTGTATCCTCATCCTCTTCCCCATTCGTCACGGGACTGTCACTTTGGGTGGGAGGGGTAAGGATGCCGAATGTGGCAGCGAATGCGCCCCCCGGATTTTCAAACTCTTTCATGGTGCAGTCGGGACATATGCCGTTAATGCATGGCATTTCTTTCCCACAGACGTAGCATGATGGTTCAATGGTCATGGTTGGTTTCCTCCGGTTGCGATATTCCGCAATACGTAGAGAGTGGCGGCGGCGTCATTGGCGGCGTTGTGGGCGTCAAATCTATAGCCGAAATGGGCGGCAATGTCTGTGAGTTTCGGCGGCGCGAACCTTTCCTTGTCGCTGTCCCACGTGTTCATGTACATGTACATGGCGCTGAGCGCCATCACGTCAAACATGGCAGTGGCGACGGGCGGGATGCTCCCAAGCTGCCAGAATTTGTAGTTGAGGAACGTCGCATCGAAGGGGATGTTGTAGCCGATCCAAGCCTTCGCGCTTAACAAGTTCAGAAGGCGACCTGTGGTGCGGCTGAATGTTGGACAGTCTTTGAGATCGGATGTGTCCATTACATCAAGAATGTCTTCCGAGGGGCGGAAGGTCACGTTGCGGGGCGCTTTGTTTTGGGTGACGTATCCGAATTGGATGATTTCGTCGGCTACGGGGTCTGTCCCTGTTGTCTCGGTGTCCCAAACGACTGCGCCTTCGTCAAAGGCGGTAAGGGCGTTTTTTGCCTGCCGGATGGCGGTCTCGCGTACTGCGGTAGCTTTGAAGGGGGGAGGGGGTTGATCAGGGCGCTCGTTGGTGCGCGGCTGAATGCTGGTGATTTTCCAGTATTCGCCGTCCTTTCGGATGTTCACGGGGATGGGGGTGCGGGAGAAACGGATCGCCTGTCCTAGTAGTTCGATGCGGTAGAGTTCCTCTGAGTATCCGGCGTAACCCAGCATTTTGAGATCGCTTTGAAAGAGCGAAGCGGTCTCGCCGGACGCAAGGTAAAGGCGAACGAAAAAGGCGTTCGTCTTTGTGAAGGCGGGATGCATCTTGACGATGCTTGATTGCTTGGTGGTCATGATTGCTCTCCTGTTAGGAACTTCCGAATACAAACTGCAAACGGATGATCGTTTTCATGGTTTATCTCCTCGCTTTGCTGCTGCTCATGCGAAAGTCTTGTCCCGCCATTTCGATGAATGCTGACATTTCGGCAATGCGCGGCGGGATGCGGCTGCCGAAGATGCGGATCAGCCCGCTGTAATCGAGGTTGGTGGTGATTACGGTGGGCAGGCGGTTTTCGTAGCGGGCGCGGATCACGTTGTACGTTTGGTCGCGCTGGTAGTCGGTCAAGCCCCGCTCACGGTTCATATCGCCAAAGTCATCGATCACGAGGAAGGGGACGCGCCCTACCTCGTCCACGAACTTGTAGGGGTTGGCGGGGGCGTCGGGGTCACCGTTGTCGCGATCAAACTGGCGGGCTTGGGCGCGGTACACGTCGTTCAGAAACTCGTTGAAGTCGATCCACATGCAGGGAATGTCGTGTTCAATGCGTTCTTGAACAATCGCTGCGGCAAGACCGGATTTCCCCATTCCGGGTTCGCCTGTGAGGGTGAGCCAGGGCTTGCCTGAGATGGTGTGTCCGGCGGCTATCTGCTTGGCTGCTGCAAGCGCCTTTTCCTTTGCGGGGTGCGATTTTGGGTTGAAATACTCGAACGTGCATTCCTGATAGTGGTTTGGCAATCCTAGATTTTTGTAGAGTTTTGCTTTGTGCCATGCGAAGGCTTTCTTCTGTTGGCACAGGCATCGAAAGGCAATCCCAAAGGCTGGATGTCCAATCGGAACATTCACGGTGAGCCAACCCATTCCTTGACATGGTGACCATGATTGTCCTTCGCATCCGCCTTCTTGCTCTATGCCACTGTAGATGCGGCGCTGGATTTCATTGAGGTCGGTGATCATGATTGCTCGCTCGCTTTCTTCAGGCGTTCTTCTTCATCTTGCCGTCTGATAAGTTCCTCAAAGTATTCGTCCGGTACGTTTGACCAACCTTTTGTTCTAGGTGGGTTGATTTCGTTCGCTGTTGCGCTCGGCGCTGTGACACTGTTCCACTCGGAGACCAGCTGTGCGGGGGTGGGACGCTGCCCCTTCTTGCCGCGCCAATCGTTGCGAAACCATTTCGTTCCGAATTCTCGAATTTCTTCCTCGGAGGGACAATTGAGGTCGTTCCACGCTTTGACGATCCGTGACCATGATGCAGGGAGTAGCTCTTTGTCCTTCCCGTAACAGATTCGGGCTAGAAGGTTCTTGATTTCGGTGGGTGGCTGTTTCTGCTTGGGTTTCTTGGTAGCGTTTGATTTACCCCCCTTCTTGTGCGTCTTAGGGGGTTCTTCATTTGTCGTTTCGTCAACGATTGAAGAGGGGGCGATTTGAAAAATCGCAAGACTCTTAGAGTCTTCTGTATTAGGAGTCTTTAATAAATATAGTATAGGAGAAACGTCGTTTCCCCCCTCCCCCGTAAGGACGTTGCCCCCCCCCCGTAAGGAGGTTACCCCTCCCCCCCCCTCAAGGACGTTTCGATC